TTCTTCTTCTGCTGCAATCTTGCGTTATAGTCCATCCATGCCATTTGTTGCGGATCCAGCTCGTACACCTTAGCCGTCTGCACCATGCGATACCCTCCGATCTCGGAATCGGTCAAGTCGTGTCCCCCCTAGCTCGTCTCGTTCTCTTCCCTCTCGAACAGGTAGCCGAAGTCCCGACCATATTTCGCGCATAGGATGGAAACCTCGTTGATGGTCCACTTCGTGCGGCCTGACATGCGCTTGCTGATCGCCGCTTGGCCCAGCCCCAGCATGTCGGCGATGTCGGCCTGACTGTGGTTGCACCTCGCCATCTCGGCAGCGAGGTTTGGGTAGACACATTTCCTCATCGCCATTCTCGATCACCTCCAATCGACGTGACCAATTTACAGCCGCCTGCACCGTCGGTCAATATATAATTTTACGTTACGCAATAAAATACATTCTCGAATTAAAAAAGTATTGCGTTAGGCAATAAAGCGAGATTTAATGTAGTTACATAAAATGACACATGAAAAAAGCCCCCTGCCCTATCGGCGGGAGGCCGTCCCTAGGCGCTCGTTGTCGGCAGCTCTTGAATGTCCTCCAGATAGTCATCCATCACGCCGTTTCTGGTGCCCGACGCCTCGCAAAGTGACTCGTAGATCTCGTATGCCTGCTGCCACGCGCTGCGCTTCGTGAAACCCGCATAGCCATCATCGACCAGCTTGTCGTGCTCGTCTATAAGCTGCTGCCGAAGGAGCACCACCAGCGCCCTGTCCACCATCTGCGAATGCTCCCGCTCGCGTTCGTTGGCCTTTCGAAGCTGCGCCGCCATGCTCCGCGCCCAGGCGAACGCCGCGCCTCCCGCCGCGCTCACCAGCGCCGTTACGAAAACACCCACCCATTCCATCCTCTACCCCATAACCTCGACCGTCAGCGACGTCCTGCCGCCGTAGGCGCTCCCGCCGATCTTGTCCGCCGCGTTGCTCGTGTAGTAGTACAGATATATTGTATCGCCCTCGGACACTTCCACCAACTGTGGCGGTATTGTTACCGTCTCTGTGTCCCCGACCTGCATGCTGTCCCATCCCAGGCCCAACGTGTTACCCGCGCTGTTCTTTGCTATCATCACGCGACGGGTTCCCGCCGTCGTGACCGGCTCGACCGCCATGCTCCCTGACACAAGCGCGTTCCTGACGCCACTACCGACCCTGACGCCTCCGTCGCTCGTCGGCGTCAGCCTGTCTCCGACGCTCGCCTGTAGGTCGAGCGGTATGATCGTGTAGGCGTTCACCGACAAATTGGTGATCTGTGCGCCCAGGCTCCTGCTCATGACGTTGCGCGAAAGGTTGACGCCGCTTACCTCCAGGCTCATCTCGTCCCGTGGGAAGCAATTTATACCCACTGACGAGAGAAGCCTGTCGAAATAGATGATCGGCGTCCCGCGTGGAACACGTAGGTTGTATATGGTCGTAAGCCCGAAGAGATCGACCAGGGTTACCGCAACTCCCCAGCTATAGTCGCCGTCAAGGGTGATCGTCGTTCCGACGTTGTTTGCAAGCGTCCCGCTCACGCTAGGCGCTGCGTCCCCGTCCTTCGTGCACGCATACGTGATCTCTATGCTGTTGTACCCGCCAACGCTCGAATAGCTCGCATCTACCGTGATATCAGTCTCCGTGCGGTAGTTGCCCTGTCGCTGTAGCGTGATGATAGCCGAGGGGCTTGCAAGCGCCAGTATCGTGACCGTAACCGCCATCGATGCCGTAAGGCCTCGCGAATCCGTGACGGTCAGGACTGCCTCCACGTCGGTACCGGAGTCAATGGTCGCGTTGCCGCCCGTCGCCGTCGATCCGCTCGATATCATCGGGTAGGTGTCCCCGTTGACCGTGACGGAGCAAGATCTCACAATCGCCGATCTAGCCGCCTGCAGGCCCGTCGCCGTGAACTGCACTATGGACCTGCCTTGTATCACATTTTGATCGTCTCCAGTGATGGCAACCGTCGCCGGGTTCGTGTCGCGATAGGATCCGCCCCCTATCGTCGGCTTGCACACGTTGGCATCGACCGTGTACGTTCCGCCGGTCCTCGTCTGCGCCAGCCCGTCGTAAGTGACCTTGACGTAATACCGCCCGCTCTTCGCGCTCGGAATCGACGCGTACAGGCGCTCTTGTATCGTCTCGTTGTTGTATCCCGATATCGTCGTTCCCGTTATGGTGTCTGTTGCGCAAACGCTGCCGTCGGTCCCCAGAAGGTCGATCGTGACGGTCCTCCCAAGCGGGTTGTATAGTCCGATCGTCATTCGCTCGCCTATGGTGAAATCCGGCATTGATACCGCGTAAGGGTATGCGATGGTCGTTACTTCCAACGCGCCGGAGTCCGTGGTCAGCTGCGATTCCTTGCCCCTTACCCTCGTCCTCACCTTGTACGTCGTTTCGGCGCTCAGCCCCCCGATGATGTAGGTCCCCGTCATGCCGTCCCCGACGTTGACGCCGGTCCATGTGTCGCCGTCATCGGTGCTGTACCATAGATAGTCAACTGCGCCATCTGATGACCAACGAATCGTGACCGTCGTTTCCGTGCGTGATCTCAGAGACTGGTTGACGTGCGTTACGTCACTCGTGACCGCCATTTACTCGCCCCCCGCCGTTATCGATACCAAACCGACGCCATCGCTTGTCACCGCGCCGCCCTCAGTCCTGGTGATCGGGACGAGGCGCAGCTTGTTGCAAATTGTAATCTCATCCTCGACTGCGCTCTTTCTCACGTGGAACTCGTCACCATCAACCCAGTAGGTCTTGTTGCCGTTCCTGTCAAACCCCGCGAATCCGACGTCTCGATTCATGAGAACATATGATCCGTCTTGGCCGTACATCCTCAAGCCGTCACTGTCGATCCGACCGATAAGGTTGTTTTTGCCATCGTAAAGCTCTATGACCCCAGACGCATCGTAATGCGCCCCGAGCTTCAAAATGCCGCCCTTGATAAGGCTTGCCGTAAGGTTGATAACGTTGATGGCCTGCATGTTTAGCGTGCCGTCGATTGTCCAGGCGCTCGTGAATGGCCCGTTTGCGCCCGTTGACGAGAATCCTATCCCCGCGCTGTTTAGGCGGATCGCGTTCACGGCTGACTCTTTGGGCAACCTGTCAACTATCAATATCTGATTGCCATCGTAGATGACGAATGACTCGCCCGCAACGCCCAGGATCTGATCGGTGGCCTGCTGCAATTCCTGCGACAGGACCGCCTGGACCGTGCCGACCTGCTCGCTCACCGTGCTGCTGATCGTCGCGTTTACGCTCGAAGCGAAGCCAGCCAGGGTCTGTTTGAAGTTGCCGAACTCTATTTCCCTGTACTTCTTCAATATACAATCGTAGTCGTAAGCTATGACGTTGGTCATGATGTTGACGCCCAGGCGCGAATCGATGACTCGCACGACGTCTCCGATATCGGTGATCTTCTCCAGGTTTGCCTTAAGCGTGTAGTTGACATGCGGAACGCAATTTTCGTTCACGTACTGGTAGGCCTGCTCCAATAGGTCGTTTACGAGCGCCTGGTCGTATGCGGCCTGGTCGAGGTTGCCCTCGGCGTCCTTGTAGTCATCCTCCGAAACGCCGTCTTGCGTGAAAGATACCGTCTTCGTGTAAGGTATGTCGTACTCGATATCAGAAGTGACGTAAAGACTAGCGTCCGGATCCACCGCGTCAAGGAGAATGCCGTCCTTGCCCACCGGCATTAGCTGCGTAACAACGTTGTCCCAGTCTTCCTCGCACGTGATATCCCGTAGGTTCTTGGCATATTGAACCGTAACACCGTTGTCGGCCCCGATCGCCGATCTCACCTCTATGGTGAAGTTGTCCCGCACCAGATGCCCGCCCCAGCGCTCTGTGACGGTCTGCAATGCCTCGTAAAGCGACTTTCGAACGCACCTGTAGGAATTTACCGTCGTTACGTCAGAAGCCGTCACAAATGGGCTTGTAGGCTCCGTAGCCCGGTTGAGATGGTCGAGCGCGTCTCCGCAATCCTTGTTCACGACATAGGAGTCAGCTATCAGATAGTTCTCTGAATCGTAGAATACGTGCCACGCCCGCGCCGTGATCTTGCTGCGCGTCTTCTTCGGGTTGCTTATCCTGAATGCCTGGTCCCCCTGTGGCGTGTCCGCGACGACGATTTTTCCCGAGACAATGTAGTCCGCGTACTCTAGCCCTGTCTCGAGATCGAGGTAGTAGTCCGCGTTGTCCGCCTTGTGCACTATCGCCTTAAGTGGCCGGATCACGATATCGCCGTTCGAAGTGTAATCTCTGTCCGTTGTTCCGAATACCCTTATCACACGATCACCCCCCAAACAATAGGCCCTCACGCCGTATCTTAGCGTAAGGGCCCGAACTGCTCATTGCTCGTGACGCTTAGAACATGCCTTTGTTAAGACGTCTCTGCATCTCCATCACGCACAATGACGGCCCGGACAGCACGCCGTCAACCGTGGTCCCCATGTGTCGCTGTAGCGCGTTGATCGTTGTCGGTCCCATAAGACCATCCTCGTGTACGCCCAGCGCCCTCTGCATCGCCCTGACAAGCTGCGAACCTTTGCCGGTCCTGTCGTACTCCCACGATGCCCGAGAGCATGCTGGTTGCGCCGTGCTTGGCCATTGGTGGCTTACGATGCCGTCAACCGTGGTCTTGAAGTGCTCTTGAAGCGCCGTCGTGGTTGCCGGTCCCCACCATCCATCTACCTCTAGCCTGTCGCCCTCCGGTGGCTCCGGAACGTCAGGCGTCTTGCCTCCCGCGCGTTTTGTCCATTCGTCTCTCGTCATGTAGGCGATGTTTCCGTCCAGCCTCTTCGGGTAGCCCTGGAGTACCAACTCGCCCGTGTACTGGAAGATCGTAGGCCTGCCGCCCCACGCTCCCCACCCGTCGGCTGACTGCCACGGTTTGTCTTTGTATCCGTACACCGGATTGTTGGAGGCGTACTGCGCCCCCCAGAGTCCGTATGTCCTCGCGACTGCCGAAAAGTCGTATTCGTGGCATACGCTCTTGCTCGTGTAGATCATCGGCGTGGATCCCGTCAGCTCGCGTACCCTGTCGAGCCATCTCTTAGCCCATGACGGCCCCTGATCCAACGTCCGCATGTCGTAAGGCTCAGCGTTCTCCCAATCGAGGAAAAGCATAGCCCTGCCGACGTATGGACCGACAACCCGCGCGAACCAGTCAGCCTGCTGCTCTGCCGTCGTGGTGCTCCGCGCGAAATGATAGGCCCCGACTAGACGCCCCGCCGAGATGGCCTGTCTCATGAAGTTCTCGAACGTCGGATCCGTGTAGCCGACGCCCTCGGTCGCCTTGCATATGACGAAATCCGCGTCTATGTTGGCAATCCTCAGCCCGCTCTGCCAATTCGCGATATCGACTCCGTTGAGCATGCCTCATCACGCCTCTCTATAGCTTGCCCGTGTTGACGTACCAAACCCTGACGCCGCCGCCGCCGCAGGTTATGCTGGTTGTTCCCCTGTTGATCACGCGCACGTAATCGGTGTTGCCCGAATGCACCAATGTGTATGTCAGGTACGAATCGGGAACCGTTGACGCAAGGGCAACGACTCCTA